TAATAGACCTACGTTCATCCGAGAGATCGGACGCAAGTAAGTCGCGGAACGGAGCGTTCATCCTATGTTATCAACTTTAGCTGTACTTTTTATGCATGTCCCTTCGGATATGTATTTGAAGTGTGAAGATTACAAGTGGTTGAAGGAAGGAATGGAGGATACCACTCTATTCACTCCTTCCGAGAAGTTTGAAATCATCACTAAGTGGATTGAGCATACTGAACCATCTTGTTTTGATAACAAGGACGCAAACGACTGAAGGAACGGGAGATTAAATTCACCCTAGTATTTCAGGACAGACAAATGAACACACTTAGTCTCATCAAAAAGCAGATCGAGAAAGCATCAGCACTGCACGATGCTCAGATTGCGATGACCACCTATCGTGGTGTCAAGTTTGAGTGTAAGCAAGGTGTTGATGAAGTTCACGGAACTTTCTGCTATCGCGGTCATACTTACAGTAAGTGATGGACTATCGATATCACTTTGATGATATGGATAGTAGTAACAGACCACCTAGTTGTTATCAACTCAAATATAGAGGAGTAACATACTGGTCCTGTTACAAGATTCACTTACGAGAATACTTTGATCAACTGTTAAAGGTTGAACCGACGTATAACAGGAGGGGTTGAAAACCCCTCTTTTTTTATGTTATAATATGGTGAAACAGCAAAGTATTATGGAGAAAGAAAGACTTAAACTGATTGTTCGAAATCTTGAACTACTTGTTGACTCACTGAAGGCAGAGGTGTATTCTGATGTAGATGCATACAAAACATCAGTTGATACAAATAAAATTGCAGGAATGACCGACTACGACGAAGTATTTGATGATGACGATGGATACCCGGATTAAAATCAAGAAAGTCAAAGAACTTTCAAAACTTCTTGAAAGATTGATTGCACAAGATCATCTTTACACCGAAGAACGTATTGAAGAGATGAAAGAGGCTCTATCTTCTGTAAAAGAGCAGATTGCAGAAATGGAAAAACAAAACTACAAAGGATTTGGTAAATGAGTGTAAAACTGGTAAGTGTTACTCCTGATGCGGAGAAGACAATGGCATATGTTGCTCGTGTGAGTAACCCTAATAATCAGGAAAATCCCAACTATGCCAAGTTGTTGGGATATTGTATTAAGCACAATCATTGGTCTGTGTTTGAGCAGAGTTTTATGACTCTGGAGATTGAGACTACTCGTGGTCTGGCAGCTCAAATTTTGCGTCACCGTTCGTTCACATATCAAGAGTTTTCGCAACGATATGCTGATTCTTCCCTACTCTCGGAGACGATCCCGCTCCCGGAACTTCGCCGTCAGGATACCAAGAATCGTCAGAATTCTATTGACGACATTGATGCTTTCGTCAAGCAGGAGTTTGAGATCAAAATGAGGAGGCACTTTGATGAAGCAATGGTGCTTTATCAATCAATGCTTGATATGGGCATTGCCAAAGAGTGTGCTCGTTTTGTGCTTCCTCTGGCAACTCCTACCAGACTCTACATGTCCGGTTCATGTCGCTCATGGATCCATTATATCACTCTGAGGTCTGCAAATGGCACCCAGAAAGAGCACATGGATATTGCAGAGGCATGTAAGAAGATCTTTGCAGAGCAGTTCCCCACAGTTGCAGAAGCACTGGAATGGGTCTAAATAAATTATCTTGAATTTCTAACAATGGCAACATATCCGGTGAAACACAAAGAAACTGGTGAAATGAAAGACGTTATAATGAGCGTTCATGATTGGGATCAGTGGAAAATCGATAATCCCGATTGGGAGAGATATTACACTCCAGAAAACGCACCAGGTGTTGGTGAAGTTGGGGAGTGGAAAGATAAACTGAGAGCCAAGAACCCAGGTTGGAATGATGTGCTTGCAAAAGCAGCATCAGTCCCAGGATCAAATATTCAAAAACTCTAATATGGCAAGAAGAAAAAGATCATCTGCAACAGATCAACCCATCGGAGTTGGTCTTACCACGAAGCAGATGAAAAGAAAGAAACCACTGAGTTCTGGTTACTTGGTGGATATTGAACCACTTACAGAAAATCAGAAAAGACTATTTGATTCGTATAAAGAAGGGCAACACTTAGTTGCCTATGGTTGTGCGGGCACGGGTAAAACCTTCATTACTTTGTTTAATGCATTACGAGATGTATTAGACGAAAATACTCCTTACGAGAGAATCTACCTTGTTCGTTCTCTTGTGGCAACTAGAGAGATTGGATTTCTTCCTGGTTCACATGAAGACAAAGCAGATATTTACCAAATTCCATATAAGAATATGGTAAAGTATATGTTCCAGATGCCTTCTGATGCAGACTTTGAGATGCTCTATGCTAATCTCAAATCACAAGAATCGATTAAGTTTTGGTCCACATCATTCTTACGTGGAACCACACTTGATAATGCCATTGTGATTGTTGATGAGTTCCAGAACCTCAACTTCCACGAACTTGATAGTATTATCACTCGTGTTGGTGAGAATACCAAGATTTGTTTCTGTGGTGATGCACGTCAGTCTGATTTGAATAAATCAAACGAAAGAAATGGTATCGTAGACTTTATGAATGTCTTGCGTAAAATGCCATCTTTTGATATAATCGAGTTTGATATTGATGACATTGTTCGTTCCGGACTGGTCAAAGAATACATCATTGCTAAAATGGAAGCAGGTTTTTAATGTTCAATCATATTGATATCAGTCTCCCTCAACTTGAGAGGGAGACTATTGATGGAGTTCGTTACTATAAAGTTCCTACAGAAGAAGAACTTCTCCGACTGGTCTCTATTACTTCGGTGACCAGTCATTTTAATAAGGAGATTTTCGTCAACTGGAGAAAAAAAGTTGGTAATGAGGAAGCAGACCGTATCACAAAGGCGGCAACTAGTCGTGGTACGGACATGCACACTCTTACCGAACACTTTCTAAAAAACGAAGAGTTGCCAAAAGTACAACCGATTTCGGATTTCTTATTCAAGATCTCTAAACAAACTCTCAAGAATATAAATAATATTCATGCCCTTGAAGGTTCCCTATATAGTAAGCAGTTAGGTATTGCTGGAACCGTCGATTGTATTGCAGAATACGAGGGTGAGTTAGCAATAATTGACTTCAAAACATCTAAAAAACCCAAACCACGCGAGTGGATCGAACACTATTTTGTACAGTGCATGGCATATGGTTGTATGCTGTACGAACTGACTGGTATTTCAGTCAAAAAACTTGTAATCATTATGGCTTGTGAAAATGGAGAATGCGTCGTCTATGAAGAGCGAAACAAATCAAAGTACATCAAACTACTCACCCAATACATTAGAAAGTTTGTTAGAGATAAACTGGAACTCTATGGAACAGAATAAAGAACTAGAACAAGCAATAGAAAACAAATTCTTAACTCCTTCTAGGTTTGCCCTAGAGATTGAGAAAATTGTGGCAGAAGAAAATATCAATTATATCGATGCCATCTGTCACTATTGCGAAATCAATAGTCTTGAGGTAGAATCAGTAGTGAAACTGATTTCTAAACCCCTGAAGGAGCGACTGAAGTGGGATGCAACACGTCTCAACTTTATGAAGCGAACTTCTAGGGCAAAACTGCCACTATGATTTCCCGTGATGATCTAATGCACCATCGTCTTCAGGCATGGTTGCGTGAAAACAAATGTGATGATATTGAGTATCTCGGTGAATACGAAGATACTCTAGGAATCATGAAACATTGGTATCGTATTGCCGAGCACGAAGTTTCTGTTGATTGTATTGAAGATCTTGATTTAGTCGATGCTGAAAGTGAGTCCCTTTGAAACCTACCAACATTATCTATCATTAAAGAATCATTTTACAAATCCAAAATACGACTTCTTTAAGTATGGTGCGAAGACCCGCGCCAGTGTTACTTCTTTCAACAAACGAAAAGACAAATACTGGTTCGAGAAGACAAGTCGCAAGTATTCTGATAAAGAAGTCGTAGATTTTCTAGTATCTAATTTCACTGCCACCGACAACCCGCAAAACCTATGGATTGGAGAAATTATCAATTCTGGCGAAAGAAATTACGCCGACTGGATGAAACGCCAACAGAGTTTGACGTACTTATTCAAAGAGCAAAGCAACGAATTGTTATCGGAGAACGAGTTAGAGACTTTGTTCAACTGTACCAAGGGACATCCGATGATACTCAAAAAGTTTCTAAGCGGGCAGTTATCGCTAGAAACCTTAACAATCTTCGACAAAGTATTCCATTTCTCAAAAAACTTTGATAAGAAGTTGGACGATCCAGTGTGGGAAACCGTCAGTTTGAAACTGAAGAAGTATTCTCCATTCCTAAATATTGATGTCTTTCAATACAAGAAAATCTTGCGGTCTATAATCGATGAGTGACTTTTTTAAATCTGATATTATTCAAGACGAACTAACTGAGATTAATAATCTTCAGGAAGAAATCTATGGCAGTATTCTGACCTTTGGTGGAATGGATGCTGAGACCAAGAGAGAACACGTCGAAAAGTTACAGACCTTGCTCGAAAAGCAAAGGATCATGTATACTAGATTGACTCTTTCAGACGATCCTCAAGCGATTGAAATGAAAGAGAACCTACGCAAATCGGTGGCACTGATGGGTTTTCCACCAGACACTGATATGCAAGTTTTATTCGACAGTATGAACGAGACAATTGAATCCCTCAAGAAATATCTTGACGACTGAGGGAATTCTTGCTATACTATCCGAGTAAATCCCCCGAATCCAAACTAATCCGAGGTAATCCAAATGTCTTTCGCAGACCTTAAAAAGCAATCCAAGCTTGGCAACCTGACCGCAAAACTGGTCAAAGAAGTAGAAAAAATGAATACTAACGGTTCATCCTCTGGAGATGACCGTGTATGGAAACTGGAGTGTGATAAGAGCGGCAATGGTTATGCCGTTATCCGTTTCCTGCCTGCTCCGAATGGTGAGGACCTGCCATTCGTGAAACTCTACAGTCACGCATTCCAAGGTCCTGGTGGTTGGTATATTGAGAATTCTCTTACTACCTTGAACCAAAAGGATCCTGTGTCCGAATACAACACGATGCTGTGGAACAACGGCACCGATGCTGGTAAGGAGCAAGCACGTAAGCAGAAGCGTAAACTGACTTATGTTGCCAATATCTATGTCGTGAAAGATCCTGCTAATCCTGATAATGAAGGCAAAGTCTTCCTGTATAAGTTTGGCAAGAAGATCTTTGACAAACTCACTGCTGCTATGCAACCTGAGTTTGAGGACGAGGAAGCAATCGATCCGTTTGACTTCTGGCAGGGTGCTAACTTCAAGTTGAAGGCAAAGAACGTTGCTGGTTATCGTAACTACGATTCCTCTGAGTTCGCTCGCCAGGAAGCACTTCTGGATGACGATGATGCAATGGAAGCAGTGTGGAAGAAAGAGTATTCTCTCGCAGAACTCGTCGCAGCAGATCAGTTCAAGTCCTATGATGAACTGAAGAAGCGCCTTGACTATGTTCTTGGTAACAAGGGTACTCCTCGCTACCAGGATCCCGAAGAGTTTGATGAGGACAACACTCGTGGTTCTACCCGTGAGTTGACCGAAGATCTCCGTGGTGAACTGAACTCCTTGCAACCCACCCGTACCGTCTCCTCTTCCTCCGATGAAGATGAGGATGATGATGCTCTCTCGTACTTCGCACGTCTTGCCGACGAGTGAACTACAACCAAATCTGCTTAACCTTATTGGTTGTCGCAGCATATTTTAACTTACTATTCAAGTGAAAACCGAC